CTTTTGGAACGTCCACTCTCACCCCAAGAAATCTCATATCAACCAGACAAGGAAACAAATCTGTTTCAAGATTAAAAATAGATTCCAAGTCTTGATCTAACATTTCTTTTTGCATTATTTTCCATAGTCCTAACGTAAGCTCTGCATCACGTTCAGCATAATTACCAACATACATAGCAGGTAATCTCCACATATCAGCTTTAGGATCTACACCCCATTCTTTTGCAGCAGTTACTAATTCAGTTTCGTTTTTACCTTGGCCACAATAATCCCAACCTAATGATCCAAGATCATATCTAAATCTATTTTCATTAACTAAAGATGCTGCAATCATAGTGTCAACAATTCTTCCATTAATTTTTATACCCATAGATCTAATCCAACAAATATCATACATTGCATTGTGAAATATTTTTGTAGATGTAGTTTTACAAATATCTGTAAACCATTGAATTACCTTACTTTTTTCTAAGTTACCACCACCCTCGTGATCAAACGGAAAGTATCCTGAGTAACCTTCTGTTGCAACTGCAATACCTACAACTTTACCTTTACCAACAACAGAACCTGATCCCATAGTTTTTAATTCTGGGTCATGTGTTTCTAAATCTATTGCAATCTCTTCACAAAATCTTAAGTCAGGAAATTCTGTAGGCTTAACCCACTCTGTCTGTGCTTTAAATATCATTTGTAATCCCTTTCAATAATCATCTCTATAAAATGTATTGCTTTCAATAAGTCCTGTTTCTTTCCTTTATCACGGTGTCTAATGATATATTTTATAGCACATCCTTCTGGATATAACAACTCATTCTCAACTACAAACTTACTTGGCTGTATTTTATATTTTTGGTAGTGACTCCCGCCATGCTGCTTGTCCCATATTTTACTCATATCTTAAACTCCTTTGATTTGTTTTGAGATTTAATTAAATATAAATTTTTCATAGTTCTAGTTATACCTACGTACCAAACACGATACTCTTCATCTTGTTTATGCACAGATTTTTTTGCTCCTTTAATTGTATTTGCTGTATGATTTAAAAATAAAACAACATTAGTTGCTTCACCACCTTTAGCTCCGTGTATTGTTGATACTTTTATTCTTGCGTCTTTCGTTGGATCTTCATTATTTAATAATAACAATCGCATATAATTTATCTGACTTTCAGATACATTATCAAATGCATCATACCATTTTAATGATAGATTCATGGGTCCTTTTATTCTTTCTTTTATTCTTTGTAATTGTATGTCTGGAAGACTAACTTTTTTCTGTAATTGCGACCAGTATTGTATATCTTCATATAAACTTTTTCCAATACTATTTCCTTGTGCAGTGTTAAAAAATAAACCTTTCTTTTTTAAATAAGTTGGTATTGGTTTTAATAATGATTTAGTTCTGGTTAATATTAACCAATCACCCGTAGTCATATCAATGTCAGATAATTTATATCTTTCATAAATCTCTCCTGGTTGTTCTTTAGGTAAATATTCTTTTAATATTCTATTATCTATTCTACTAATGACATTTAATGCAGTTTTTTGTATAATACTCGGCACTCTTTCTGATTTTGTTAGAGGTATTTCTTCTGCATCATAATTAATAAAAGAATCTACATCAGCACCAGCCCAACCAAATATTGCTTGGTCATCATCACCAGCTACCCACACATCACATTTTGTTTCTTGTTCTATTTTATTTATCATTGACCATTGTATTAATGATAGATCTTGTGCTTCATCTACGAATATTACATCTAATGGTGGTATATCGTTTTCATCTAAAAATTTTTGTATCATGTCAGTAAAGTCAATTAACCCATAAGTTTTTTTGTAGTTGTTTATTTCTTTTTCTATAGCATCTAGTTTATCTCTTTCTATTTTAGATAAATGCTCATTTAGATCTAACTGCTCTAATACAGATATTTGTTTTACTCTTGCAAGATTTATTAAACTTAAATACTCACTATCTGATGAAAATATACCATTCCAATTATTTGTTTCATACGATGCATATTTAATTTGAATACCACAAGTCTCACCTATTCTTTTATAGTTAAGATCTTGCATAACGTTTTCTTCTTTTAGTCCAAGTCTATTAAATGCTAATGAGTGTAATGTTTGAAAATATTTTATATCTTTTTTTGTAAGTTCTGTTTTTATTTTTAAAAATCTGTCTCTTGCTTCACCTGCAGCTTTTCTAGTAAATGCAAAATATCCTATACGATTTAATTGTGTGCCTTGGTCAACATACTTTTGTACTTCATTTAATAATCTTCTAGTTTTACCTGTGCCTGGTGGACCTACTACTTTATATCTCATTAGTAATTACTCTCTTTTCTTTCTACAGGTTTGTATTCTATTTTATCTATATGTAATTGTTTAACTCTACATACTTTTATTGTTTTACCATCTACATTTAAAGAATGATTAAACTCTACATCACATTTGTCTTTTAATTTTTGTGCTATTCTTTCTTCCGGTATTTTCCAACTAGAACCTAGATGATCTAAAAAAGAATTAAATCTAAAAAAGTGATGACCATCTTCTGTCAAACAAGACCCACTATTAATTTGTATTCTTTCTCTTGCTCTTGGTCCATTAACACAATATTGAAATAGTTCTTCTTTTAATCTATCACCTATTTGTGTGCCTGCCGGTGGTGTAATCTTTGTAGAATTTTTTCTAAACTCTGTAAGCTTTGCTCTAAAATCTTTTGGTTTTAACGGCTCGTGATATATACCTGTCTGTTCCCATATTAAATCTAATAGTTCTGTTTGTTTAGTAATTAATCTTCTGTGGTTTGCAACAACACCTGCTTTAGTTCCATCAGGTAATGCCACGTTAAATCTATATTCTGGTTCTGCATACATTATAATTTCAAAGTCTGTAATGTCTGGAAACATTGTAATACTATCTGACTTAACTCCAAACGGTCTTGAATAACAAAGACTACGCATACATTTACTATGTATTGGATCTTCATAACAAGTATGACCTGCAGTATCTTTTCGCCATGCAGATATTTTAGAATCTAATTTTGTTTTATCCCATGGATCTTCTAAATAATTATAGTTTGCTTTTGCAACTTGATCTGGCCATTTATCTTTGTATTTCTTTTTAGCAAAGACCATATAATTATACATAAACCTATCTCTACCATCATCTAACTTTCTTTTAGAACATAATGCTAGACATGGTGGACCATCACTAAATTCTTCATGTGTTCCTACTAAAATATTTTTATATGTTTGATCAACTAACTTATCTAAATCTTCTTTACCTATTCTACTTTGGTAAGCTATTTCTAAAAATTTTTCTAAATCTAATTTGTTATTGTCTTTATCTACTGCATATCTTTTTGTATTACCATTATTATAGTATGGTAAGTTTATAAAGTTTCCTGGTTTTATTTCTCCTTTGTCATCTTCCTTTAGTTCTTTCTGTTTTGGAAAAATTTCTGTATCAGGATCTAATCCAAGTGGCAGAAGAAAAGACTTCAATGCCGAGATTAGATCGACAGTTGGTATTGGTTCTTTTAAAAACAAATAACAATGCAGCCCTCCACTTTTAGATAATAATGGTACTAAGGGTAATTTAAATTGTTGAAATAATGCTAAATAATTTTCAACTTTAAAACTTGAATAATCTTTTGAGTCTATATCAATACAACCAAACTGAACTGTTTTATCTAATCTACATGGTTGTATACCTATTGATATTTTACCTGCAATGTGATCTCTATAATCACCTTGTGTAATAGGTCTACCAGCCCACTCATAATTTGGTTTAAGTTTATTTTTGTCTGCGTCTAATTGTGCCGAAGACATATCGGCGATACCAAAGTCTCCTTGGTATCCAGTAAATAATTCTATAAATTTATCAACCATAAAGATCCCGGGTCGGGACGACTCCACTCTCGCTTTGCCGTCCCTATCTCCTCCACAGAGGTAGAATTAGTAGTTAGATTCCTCTTGAGTTGTAGCTGCAGCTTTTTGCTGACTATTTTTCAAAGAGTTATAAAAATCTCTAGCCATTTGATATAGGCCGGCATCGTCTACTTTTTTAATCATAGACACGTTATAACCATGCCAAGTAAAACTACCCGTGTTCTCTACAGAATTTAATTTATAAATTCTAGAAAACGTAGGTGCTTGTAAAGATTTTCCTGATTTAGGATCAACTTCAACTTCATTCTCCATCAACGAGTTCCATTGTCTACTGACTTTTAACTGTGTTGATTTCATTGTCATTAAAGCTTTCTCCGGTCTCTCACCATTGATAATTACAAAGTGATTTGCTGTTTTGATAATTTCATTTCCATTATCTAACATATCTTTGTTCCTATCATTTTGAGTTACCTTCGACATAACTCCAGGTCCTCTGTCATTATGCACAGGTCTACCTTCTCTTTTTTCAAAAGGTGCCCATTCCGGATATGTCATCTTGTAGAATACAGGAATAACTTCTATTCCTTTTTCTCCACTATACAATTTTTTTGTAACTGTATTATAGAACATACCAGCTTCAGCGCCTTCTACATACTTTGCATGTTTCTTTTTAGTTTCATCTGAACCTGATTGTAATAGTTTCAGAAAAGGTAAAGCAAGATCACCTTTATCTACATTCTCAAGACCCATTCCTGAATCTGATACGAAGTCTAAAGTTGCTAATGCTCCACTTTGTTTTGTTGCTACGTCTCTTGTTTCTTCACTCATGTTATTTGTTCCTCGTTATTTTTGTTTTGTTTCCCTTAAACAGGTTAAAATGTTCAGAAGGTAAGTCTAAATCTTTTTCGACTCGCTCTCTGAATAGTGCTTTGAGAGTCATGGGTTCCACTTTAAGTTTTTGAACCGGTTGGTACCCATTGCTCTCGGCAAGGTTTGCGTATTCGCTCGCCTTGTTATCTTCGTTACGACCAAAGGAAACAGTGATTTCATTCTTAATCAAATCACCCAAGTCGTTATTTCGAAGCCAGTTAAATGCGCCTTCCTTTTTATCTAAAGGTATTGTTGCGCTATAAATTTCTTTAATTTCTATTGCAGAACCATCTCTTAATTTCATAGTTTTTAATTTCATAGAGTCCATAATTTCTGGTATCACTTGTTGAGATAGTTTATCTGCTTGTTGTTTTTTTCTAGATAATTTTTCTTCATCCATTTTTATTTCGTCTTCTAGTTTTTGTAACTCTAAAACATGGCTAGATAATGACTCTACATTATTTAATTCATTTACTTGTTGAGGTGCATCCTCAATAAACATTTTTTCTAAATTACTCATCTATCTTTCCTCTTTCATATAAGTTTATTTCTATTGGGTAGTATTTTCTTTCTTGCTTGTCCCATTTTAACAAATTGTATTTACCATTTGTCATATCAGATACAATAGAACATGCAACACCAATTATTGCAGGATCGCCTGTAAGTAGTAAATAATCTTTTGTTGTAAAATTTTTTAACAAAGATCTTAATTTATATATTAATGGTCCTGGTGAAAAAATAATTTGTGATAACTCAGGAAGTAAAAATTTAAATTCACCATACTCAGAAGCACCCATAATATTTATTCTAGGATTGCCTTCTTTAGTTCCCGGTATTTCTTGAATTACATAAACTATATTTTCTTTCATGCTTGACAATATAGTTCTTTAATATTATATGTCAACCCAGAAAGAAGAAACTATGAAATACAAATTTAAAACTAAGCCATACGCACATCAACTCAAAGCATTAGAAATGTCTTGGGAGAAAAAAGCTTTTGCGTATTTTATGGAAATGGGTACAGGTAAATCTAAAGTACTAATTGATAATGTTGCTATGTTA